ATTGCTTTATCAAAATCAACAATGACTAATGCTGATTGTTCCATCAGATCTTGCATCTCTGCGTTTGAATGAGCATAGTAATCTGCAATTTTTGAAAAGTTAAACACAATGTGCCTATAGGCCGCAAATGTTAAAAATCGTTTTTCATTCTCAGTTACATTTGATTCATTGATTCGTTTAATTAGCTTCATGGCTTTCATGTGATCAAACAACTCAAAGATGTTAGGCTTTTCGTATTTAGGCACATAAAGAGGCACATCTACTTTTTTTGTATAAGTAGAATCAATTAGCTCTTGCTCATTTTGATCAAAAATATCTAGTTTTTGTTGTATTGTCATATTTTGTTTTCCTATTAAAAAGGTGCATCTTCGTAAACTACTTTACGCTTTTTTACTGCAACCATTTTCCAGTCAGGTCGTAAAGAAAGTAAATATTTAGCTTCAGTTCTTGATTTAACAATTCTGATTAAACCAATTTCATCGTATAAGTAATAAATCATTGCAAAGCCTTATTAGTCATCACATATAAACATTTGTCTTTTAACTGCTGATAAGACAAACCCTCAGATCTAAGTCCTAGCTCATTAGCTTTTGCTACTATGCCTTCATTGCTAAATTGCCAGCTTTTATCATCTACTTGTTTGCTTACAGGATGCTGACTATTTGCCCATTCTGCTTTAAATCCTACCCAATTTCTTTCACAACAAAGTTGCATTACTTGCTCTAAAGTCATCTTTGCTTTATCAGCTTCTCTTTGCAAGCCTTTTAGAGCAGTTTCAGTCCATTTAGCTTTCTTTGCTTTTCTTACTTCTAAATAATCTTTAAAAATAGATTCAGAAACACCGATAGGTGTTATATCTTTACTTAGCTTCTCTTCACTTCTCTTCTCTTCTCTTCTCTTCTGCTGACTTGAGGATGACTTTGGACTGTCTTTAGTCTGACTTAAGACTGTCTTTTCAATAACTAAGTCATTGATTTGATTAGGTGGTTCAGGATATTTGCTATTGATAAATCTAAGCCTTTGCTTAAATCTTGGTATAAAAACATACCTTTCTCTATCAACTTCGTAAAGACGAATTAAATCTTGATCAACAAGTTCTGTAAGCAAAGTTTCCATTCTTACAGCTTCCATTGATCTGCCTGGAAAGCATCTAGTTCTTAAGCTAAAGTTTTTGCCTGTATACCTAGCGGTATCATCAGCAGATATTAGCAAATGAATATAAAGCAATTTAGCTTCATCAGATACATTCCAATATCTTTCAGAAGTAAGTAGCTCATCCCTAATAATTCTATCTGGCATAGCAATACTCCAATTCGGTAGCGGGCTTGGTGACTAGCCAAGCAACCATAAGCTGACATAGAGGGAACAGAGTTATGGTCTTTTCCGCTATCGAATAAAAGTTAAAAATCATTTAATCCTCTATGTTTTAATGTCATGGGTAGTCAGCCCAATAAACAAACTATAACATACTTTTGATTAATGCAATAGCTTCATCAACATTATTTATTCTGACTAGCTGGCCACCTTGCCAATTGCGCCAAAACTCTATTTGATGAATAGTCATGCGAGCATTTGCATCTTTCTTTATTTCGACTAAAATCGTATTCCCTTTAAAAAATACATTTAGATCAGGATATCCTTTGCCAACACCTGAAGTATCAAAAACAGTTGCCCCTAAATCTCTAAAGACTTTAACTATTTCTTTTTGGTTTTGGTCAGTTCTTTTAGCTCTCATTGTTGTTTTTTTGCAACATTAAAAATATTTTTATATTGTAAGTATATTGTAAGGTTCAAGGACTAAATTACCCCTGTAGCACAAATTTAACCAAACAATGGAGTAACAAAAAATGATGAAATTAGGCACACAAACAGGTTCTTTAATTAACCACATTTATAGCCGTACTGCTAATCCTGAGCCAGTTGTTGGCATGGGCGCCACTATTTGTATGTGGTCAGATCGTCATGCTGTAACAATCGTTGAAGTTGCTAAAGGTTATATCGTTACACAAACTGACAATGTAAAACGCATTGATAAAAATGGTATGTCAGAATCTCAGGAATATGAATACACGCCAGATCCAGAAGGCACTTTGCAATATTGGAAATTAGATAAAAAAGGCAAATACAGAGTTGCTTACAAAAATGAAAATGGCAGATTAGTTTTTGCAGGTCATAGCTGTCATCTAGGCATTGGCTATCGTGAAGAATATTACGATTTTAGTTTTTAAACCAAGCCCTTCGGGGCTTTCACAATGGAGTAACAAAATGAAAAAACTTATCGATGTAGTAGTTATGTTGGCATTAGCAGTTACATTTGCGGCCATGTTTGTTTACGGATGGAGTAACTAATATGGACTACGCAGAACAACATGAACAAGTTTGCGATGCAATTCTTGAAAATCAATCAATTTCTTATCCATGCAATAGAGGATCAGTCAGCCCGTATTCATCTAATGATTTAGCTGATAAATTGCATGAGCATAGTGGCGATTTGTTGCGAGCTTACATTCTTGGCAATGATGAGCAAATTCTTAGCATTATGAAAAAACTTTGTAACGATGAGATCGAATCAATCATCGATTTAATTTGGGGATAATATGAAATACAAAGAACTTAGAGCAGTTGATGTCAGCCCTTTTATCAAGAAAAAAGGCAAGTTAAATTATATGTCGTGGGCTGTAGCTGTAGATCAGTTATTGCAACAAGATCCTAGAGCTAATTGGGTATTCCCACAGCCTAAACAATTCCCTGATGGCACAATGATGGTGTATTGCAACTTGTACGCATTTGGTAAAAAGATTCGTATGCACCTGCCTGTTTTGTCTGGCAATAATCAGCCAATTACTAATCCTAATGCTTTTCAAACTAATACTGCAATGATGCGATGCTTGACTAAAGCCATTAGCTGTACGGGTATTGGATTGATTCAATTGTATGCAAATGAAGATTTGCCACTTGATGAAGAAGGCATTGAAGAATTGCTTGATCGCATTAGCAACTCTGCCAGCTTGCAAGAATTACAACAAGTTTATGCAGAGGCGTACAATGCTACAAAGAAAGATAAAGAAGCAAATAAAGTATTGACTACAGCAAAAGACAAAAGAAAGGCAGAACTAAATGCGTAAAGACTATTCAGAGCTACTACTTGATCTAGTAGCTGAAACTAAAGCATTGCACAAAGCTACGCTTAGAAATGACTTGCTAGAAGCGGCCCAATGCGCCCATAGATGTGGCAAACTATCTCATGCTCTTGAGATGTGCTTGCTTCAATTAGGGGAATAACATGGATGAAATTGTCCAAGGTACTCCTGAATGGCATCAGCTTAGATTAGGCAAAATATCTGCCAGCCGTATCAATGATATGTTGGCAAAAACCAAATCAGGCTGGTCAGCAACAAGAGAAAACTACAAATACGATCTTGCTGTAGAACGCTTAACAGGTCAAAAAACAGAATCGTTTTCATCGCCTGCTATGCAATGGGGTACAGAAAATGAACCATTAGCTCGTGGCGCATATACAGTAGCTAAAAATGTATTTGTAACTGAAATAGCATGGGTTAATCATTTTGCTGTCAAAAACTCAGGCTGTAGCCCTGACGGATTAGTAGATGATGGCAAAGGCTTGATTGAAATCAAATGCCCTATGACCAAAACCCATATTAAATGGATGATCGATGGAGTACCGCCAAAAGAACATATCAATCAAATGATGTGGCAAATGGCAGTAACAGGTCGCCATTACTGTGATTTCGTATCCTTTGACCCTAGATTGCCTGATGATCTACAGTTGTTTGTAGTTCGTCTAAATCGGGATGATGAGTATATCGAAATGCTGACTGATGAGGTCGCAAAATTTGAAGAAGAAGTAACAATGTTAGTAACTAAATTAAAAGGAATCAAAAAATGAGTATTGTTTATGACGCAATCGTAAAAACTGGCACCTACCAAAAAGATGGTGTTGAAAAGAACAAATGGACCAAGGTTGGTGTTGTTATGAAAACCAAACAAGGTGGTTTAGCACTTAAATTAGATACTATTCCCACCAACAGCGATTGGAACGGCTGGGTTAGCTTATCTGAGCCAAAGCCTAGAGATAATCAAACTAGTCAGGCATCTAGTCAGCCTGTAGCAGAACTATCTGACGATGTACCATTTTAATTAAATAAAATAGGGGAAAGCTAACGCAAGTACCCATTTAAAGATATGAAGATCAAAGATTTGCCTAAAAAACTAAAAAAACAAGAATTGCTTAAACGCATGGAAACGGAAGCCATGAATGTTCATAGAATGGCTGATTTTCTAGGAATGTCATCAAAATCAACTGCTAAATACATTACAGAATTAAGAGAAGCAAAAAAAATATATATTCACAAATATGAAAGAACTATTGGCCAATTTGCAACTTTTTACATGGCCGGTAATTTTCCTGATGCACCAAGGCCATTAGCTTACACGCAAACAAAATACAATAGAGATAGAAGAAGAAGAAAGATTGATTTAGTGAAAAAACATATTGAACAATTAAAAGCTAAAGAACGAGCTAATTTTGTGCCTAGGCCAGATATTGCTTCTGCTTGGATGTTTAATCCATGTTAGACTTAATTATCAATATCGTAATTGTTTTATGTGCAGGACTTGGCGCAGTAACTATATTTGTATTTAGTCTGCTTTTTTATCTGTTTTGGCTGGAGAATAAAAAATGATTCGAGCAATTTATGAGGATTTCTGCAAAGAATGCCATTTCCAGCCTAACGATCAAGAATATGAAGTATTTTTAGCTGGCTGGTATGCTTGTCGTGGTGCAGTATTATCAGTAGTTGATAGCCTGACGGATGAACAAAATGAAACAGCACATTGATACATTTATAGGCTTTGATCCTAAAGACTGCGTTGAATGTTCTGAGATAATGCAACTTGAAAGTACCGAACTAATTATTGTTGGCGATGAAAACTACACAAAGAAAACCTACAAATGCAAATGCGGATTTAGAATTGCCCGACTTTGCGAAACTCTACGAACTAATGAGCCAAAGAGATGTAGCTGAAAAAATGGGCATTACTCAGGCCGCAGTATCTTTTCTTGAGAAAAAAGCCTTGAAAAAAGTAAGACAAAGATTAGCTTTAAGACGAATTTACAACATGGATGGAATCGTATGATGTGGAATCATAGAATTGTTGATGTATCAGATGGTACTGAAGAACCAATTTACGAGATCAGAGAAGTTTTTTACAACTCTAAAAATGAGCCTTGTTTTCATGGCGATGCCGCGGTTGTTGGCGAAAATTTAGATGAACTTCAAGAGCTTTTGTATATGTTTGCATCAGCTTTTAATTTGCCAACATTAAACAGCACAACAGATTTTCATAATGACTTTGACGATTAGCCACGCTATAGTAGCTTTAACGGGTATTGGATACGCTATTGTGGGTATTCAACAAGGTTTTAAAGGTAATATGTCTGGCTTGATTGTTTGGACAGGCTACGCTTTTTCTCAAATTGGCCTGTATATGTCTTTAAAATATTAATCCATGCAAAATTTGCGTTGAATAAAACATCTAATCCCCGCTTTTTTGCAAAAATTACAGTTCTAAAGGATCAATTCCTAGCTCTTTGCCTACTCGATGCGCCCTGCGTCTAAATGTTGCATCGTGTTTATACCACGCATCCGTGACTGTATCGTGTCTGGAAGCATGGATCATCTCATGAGCCATAGTTCGTATTACAGTATCTAAAAACCCGCACCTGGCCGCACTAATTTGAATGGTGTGAGCATAATCGCCCCCTTCATCGTACATATAAGTTCCCATAACCTCTGTATCGCTGATTACTTGAAACTCAATTTCGTCAGGCAATGGCAACTTCCAGCGAGTAAATGGCTCACATACAGATAATGCTGAATACAGTTCTTTGAGAATTAATGGTGTGAGCTTCATACACGATAGATCTTTCCCCTAAATTGAACTTCGCCTTGTTCTTCATCCCATACTTGAATTAACTCAGGCAACAACAATCGACCTCTGTCATATGTCAGCATTGCAAAGCCTGATCGCCAATCTTTAACACCATCTTGCGTATAGTCCACAAATTGCTCGCCATTAGGATTAGCAAGCATACCTGTTTGCACTCCATATCTAGTGCCTTTATAGTCAGTCAAAGGTTGCACAGCCATATTATGAGTATGACCTGTAACCATATTAACGCCTGAATTTAGCGTATTTGTTCTGCCTGCACTAAAGCCACCCTTCCACATATGTTTAATAACTGTATCGTCATTAACCCAAAACGACCAGCAAGGTTGCCAATGTGGGAAAAAGTCTTTTAAAGAATAGCCTTGAACACCCTCATATTGTGGCGCATTAGCGGCCAAATAAGTTTCAAATCGGGCATCGTGATTGCCTAGAGTCCATATCAAATTAGATTTGAATGTAGATGCTTTTTCGATCTCATTCATATGATAAGTAACAGCTTCTAATTCTTGCTTTACTGTAGGTTTGCTATCCCATCCAATGCGAGGGTGTCTGCTGATTGAGGCGCCATCAAAAGCATCGCCATTACATACAATTACTTCAGGCTTAAATTCTTTAATACATTCAACTAATGCTCTAAATGCAGTAGTTTCATCATCAGGGTAAAAGTGAGCATCTGAAAATACTAATACTCTGCCTTTTTCTAAAACTACACCTCTACGAACTGAATGCCTTACTTCAGATAATCTTCTTTTGAGTTGTTCTTCTAAATGTTGCTTTTCGTATATAGGGGATCTTGGACCAGATTTAGTAGTTGTAGGCAAATTAAAGCCTCTAGCTTCTAAATGATTTCTTCGCCTATAAACACCTCGAACATCTAAACCAAAGTGATCTGCTACTGCTTGCGGACTACCTAATTCTGTCCATGTTGCTATAAATAATTCATCAGCTATATTTGCCATCACAACTCCTATATGTATTGTCGTGTGCCTTGCTTATCTATTATTAATGTTTGCTTTCTAGGAGTTTCATTTGGATTATTTGGCACGCTAATATGCACCCATGAATCAAACTCTTTAATAAGCTGATCGAATTGTATATCAGAACATTTAATTGTTCTTGCCACTTCTTCAGGTGTCATACCGCCTACTCGAATATCGGCCGCACAACCTAATCGATGTTGAGATGTATCTTTTGAGCCTAAGCTATCATTAACTAGCTTTGATCTATACGCAGAATTAATCAAAATTGGCTTGCCTAGCAAAAATCTAACTTGCTCAAGCAAATTAGCTAATCTAATTAAGTTTTCATAAACTGCTGGCGGTGGTGTGTTATCCCAACCATTACGCAATGCAACTTCAGAATGAGTTAATTCGTCTAATGTAAAATTTTTACTTAGTTGCATTTTTTCTATCCATGATTTTTTCTAGGGTTCTGCCACCAAAATATGCTGACATAATCAACATACCCCATTGCCCTAATAGCTCTACATAAGCCTGTTTAACTTCTAAACCAAATGCTGATGCAGTAGCAAATACAAAATAGCCAAAAAGAATAGCAATTAAAGTCATTGGTCTAATGTTTTTAGATAGCCATGAATCTGATCCCATATCAGAAGTCCAACGCTTACTGATCTCTTGAGCTTCTACATTATCTGCTTGTAATTCTGCAAGCCTGCCATCAGCTTGCATCTTTAATAATTCTGCTTGAGCTTTAGCTTTTGCTTCAGGATCAGGCAACAACTTATCAATTAATTTATTGCCAATCTCAAATATTGCAGTTAATGGAAACATATTATTTGCCTGTTGTAATTTTATCTTGCCCTTTTGTTACTGTAACTTTATCGCCTTCTACAGTTACAGTCATAGGCTCTTTAGATTGCTCAATAAGTTTTTGAATAACTTGAAATTCAGGCTTTTCTTCTTTGTCTTTAGTGCCTGTAATGCCTGTAAGCATACCAATAATCGCCATAGATGCTGTAGCAACAAGACCAATAACAGGTGTTAATGCTTCAGAAGTAAGACTGCCTGCTGAATAAACAGCAACCACAACTAATAAAAATACAATAACAATGCCGTATTTACCAATAAAACGACTTGAAGATTCTTTTGCTGATTCAATCATTTGTCTGCCTTTGCGTCTAATTTATCAAACAATCTTTCTAAAATATTTTCAATTTTGTCAAAGCGAGCATTAATATCTACTTTTTTAACATATTCATCAGCTATTTTTACTTCTAAATCTTTTAGATCTTCTTTAATCGCTTTTACTATATCCCATAATTCTCTAGCAAACCAGCCTAATATTGCCAGTAAGCAACTGCCCCCAATATTAATAACTGTTTGCCATTCCATAATTATTTATTCCATTGTGCTGAAGGTTTTTCTGGAATAGCGTCATAAATTTCCATAAAATTTTCTTGCGTCAAATTTAAACGCAACAATCTTACAGATTTTCTATAATCAATTAATTCTTGACCATTAGACACTTCTTGTTGAACACTTGTTAATTCCCAAAAATCAGTATCAGCAAGCCTTCCGTCTAATGCTTGTCTTACTTGCTCATAATAAGTTGAACTTGGCGATTGGCCAATCTGAAAATTATTGATATTTAAATAATACTTTATGTCATCAAATACAATTTCTGCAACATCGCTATCAACAACAATTAAATTATCAATAATTCCTAATTCATTCAAAGAATAATAGTTGTTCATATTAAGCCTTAATAATAAATTCTGCAAACACCAGCGGCACCTGCTTGACCATTACAAGTAGAACTACCGTGACCGCCAGCCCCGCCACCACCCAAAGTTGGAGTTGCTGAAAATGTGCAGGCTCCGCTACATACGCCAACAGTTCCTAACCAAGATGTACCGCCAGATGTTCCAGGATTACATCCACTTGTTGCTGTTGTGCTACCGCCTGCACGAATAGCATAAAAGGGAGCAGTAGAAGATCCACTACCGCCAGTTGCGCCTGCGTTTACACCGCCACCACCGCCACCTGTTGCATTTGCAACACTACCAAAAGAACTTGCGCCACCAGGACTGCCTGCGGCCGTACAATCAGCTCCACATTGAGTTGCGCCATTGCCACCACTACCAATAGTTACTGTATAACTTGTTCCAGGCGTAACAGGAAAACACGCAGAAACAGCGCCACCACCACCACCGCCTTCGCCAGGATTACACGAACAACAAGTGCCTGATGAACCGCCACCACCACCCGCTTGCAATTCAATTCTTATTACAGTAACTCCTGCAGGAATTGTATATGTTTGAGTTGATGAAATGGTTGCTTGCAAAGTTGTAAGTTGTGCATATTTGGCCGCATAATCAATGTAAGCAGTTGTTTGAACTGTATTGTCATTGAATGTAATGCTTGTTCCGTTTGTAACAATGCTCATATATTTCCTTTACCATTTACCTTTAGGGCAAGTAGCTTCCTTTAATTTTGTTTTAAATTGAATGACGCAACCACATTCTTTGCAAATATTAACAGATGCAACAGTTTTTTTATGATCACATTGGTCGCATATTAATCTGCGATTAATTACATACTCAGCTAAATTTGGAATAAATTTCATTTGTTTTTTAATTCCTGAATTTCTTTTTTCAATTCTACAACTTGTTTAGCTAATTCAATGCAAGCAACAAGGGCCGCATTACCATAAGAAATTGATAATAAACCATTATCGTTTTCAACAACCGCTTGTGAAATAACTTTTTGTAATGATTGTGCTGACGCACCAACTTGCGTTAATTCAATGTCTGTTCTGTCATAAATACCATGTTTTACATTTGCAAGGTTATCAATAAAGTCAGTCGGCAAATCTCGCCAATTTGTTTTTACTGATTCGTCTGATGTTGCAGTAAACGCTACGGCTGTATAACTATTTGATGTATTTAAAGCGTTTGCTGTTGTAGCTGTTGTTGCAGTAGTTGCATTACCTGTAACAGAAATATTCCATGTTCCTGAATTGTAAACATAAGCAACGCCTGAATCAGTAATTACTGAACCCCAAATTCTAACTTGCCTACCTGTTCCCGCAGTTGTTTGTGTTCCAACAATATTTAATCCTGAACCAAATAAGCCCGCACCTATTTTTCCATCATTACCATCAGTTTGTGCTGACGCACCCCAACGATTGTATTGACCTTGCGTTACTTCATAAGAACCTGTTTGATTCCCGCCTGTTGTATTACTTGCATTTGTTGCTGATGTTGCTGATGTTGCTGATGTGGCAGTAGAAGCATTACCGCTTAATGTTGCTGTAATTGTTCCTGCACTAAAGTTACCTGACGCATCACGGGCAACTACTTTTGATGCTGTATTAGCTGATGTTGCATCAACGGCTAATGTGCCTGATGTTGTAATTGTTCCACCTGTAAGATAAGAACCACCAGTAACGCTTGTAACTGTGCCTGAGCCTGTGCCAGCACCAATTGCAGATCTAAATGTGGCCGCATCTAAAGCTGATACTGTGTTATCTGCGTTAATTCTAGGGAATGTAACAGCAGTAGGATTAGTTAATGTAAAAAAGTTTTGCCCAACAGTTGTGCCACCTAATGATGTTCTGCCTGTTGATGCAACTAAATTTGTTGAGCCACCATCCCATTGTAGTCTTTGTGTATAAGCAGAATCCCAATTTGTTTGAGATGCAGTTGTAGGTATTGAATATCCAGCGGTATAAGTAATTGCTAATGTGCCTGATGTTGTAATTGGCGAACCACTAATACTTAAACCTGTTGGTACTGTTGCTGATACGCTTGTAACTGTACCTGTATTGCTTGTTTTGTTATTAAATGTATTCCAATCTGTTGAAGATAAATAGCCGTTTGTTGTGCTTGATGCTTGGCTAATACTGATTGTAGGAGTTGTGCCACCTGATGATGCAATTGGTGCAGTTGCGCCTACAGATGTTACAGGCGCAGTACCGCTTGATGCAGAAGTCAATCGACCTTGAGCATCAACAGTAATACTTGCATTTGTATATGAGCCTGCTGTTACTGCTGTATTTGCAAGAGCAACAGTAATTGATCCTGCGCCTTCAGTAATGTTAATTCCTGTACCATCAGTTAAATTTGCGTTTTTCCAAACGCCTGCTGATGCGTCATAAATAAGCGTATTGCCTGAAATTGGACTAGTAATAAGAACATTATGTAACTCGTCTAATTCCCAGCCATTATTAATGTTTACAAAAACTTCACCGCTTGATGCATTTACTTTAATTACCCATCCTAATGCGACTGTATGAGCTGGCGCACTTGGTCGAGTTGCTGTAAATTGCCCGGCCGTTTGAGATAAATAAATAGGGGCGCCCGCTGTAAAAGCAGATGTATTTAAACCACGAACAAATCCAAATGTAGTAACAAAGCCTTCAGCGCCATTAGCAATATCTTCTGTTGCAATACCTAATGTTGGCGCAGATAATGATTCGCTATCTGCATCTGCTAAAACAATGCTAGGACGCTGTCCTTGGGCTCCGCTTACTGCAACTACTGATCCGTTTGTGATCGTTGAGCCTGTGCCGTTATATACAAGAGCCAGCATCTCTTGACCAAGTTGCAAAGCTACATCAGCATCAATAACTACTGTAGGAGTTTTATTGCCTTCATCCCAATAAATTGAGCCTGTTGCAGTAGGCAAACTTGTAGGAGTAGTATCAAGGCTAATTGCATTAACATTAGCTAATGTGCCATTGTCATCTTGAGTTACTACACCATTTTGAACTATTTTGCCTGTCGTGCCATCAAAACGAACAAGAGCATTATCTGTAGAAGAAGCAGGCCCTTGAACATCGCCTGATCCTGTGCCTGATGCATTAACCCATTTGCCTGTTGATGAATTATAAGAAAGACCTTGTCCATTAGTAGGAGCAGTAATAGCAACATCACCAAGACCAGATAAATTACCTGCGCCAATTTGAACAACTGAAGTTCCATTGTTGATGTAAGTTTTTTGATCTGCCATGTTTACACCTAACTCGCCAGAAGCTAAGTTAGATGTGGTTGGAGTTAAACCTGCCGTATTACTTCGTTTAGGTTTAATGATGTTTGCCATTTGGCTTCCCTTTCATTGCTTATATAAGCTAGGTTTAAAGCCCCCTATATAGAGGGCATATATTAATTAAAAAGTACCGCCATCAATTGTAATACCATTAAATGTGGTTAAGTTTTGAATTGAACCACCTGTAATGTTTACATTGTTAGCATCTTGAACTGACATTGTACCTAAACCGCTAACTTGAGTATTAGCAATTGCAATAGGTGTATCAGCCAATGCTGTAATTTGACCTTGAGCATTTACAGTTGCAGTCAAAGTTTCGCTTGCTGAACCATATGAGCCAGCAGTTACAGCAGTATTTGTAATGCTAAATTGATTGCCTGTAAGCGTTAAACCTGTGCCTGCTGTATAAGTGCCTGCACCGCTAAATTGCGCCCAAGTAATAGGTGTTGTGCCTAATGTGCCACCAGCATCAATCGTACAAACCCAACCTGTATCAGCTTCAGTTGAACCTGTTTGAACAAATGTAAATGCAGAAATTAACTCATTCCATGTATTTGCATCTGATGCTCTTGTCCATGTGCTTGCGTCTGCAACATAAATACCATTGTTTTGGCTTAATGTTTGATTTTTAACTAGAACACGATCGCCAGCAGTTAATGATGATGTCCAATCACCGCCTGATTGAGTTGATAAACCTGATAGCGTAATGTTGCCTGTAGTTGTTGCAATAACAGCTTGCTTAACATTTAAGCCTTGAGCTACTGAATCAACATAAGCCTTAGTTGCACCATCTTGAGCATTAACAGGATCAGCCAAGTTTGTTAAATTTTGATTGCCAAATCCAAAAGAGCCTGTTGGAGCAGATAGATCTGATAATGACGCTTGAGATCCTGCTGTAGCTAAACCCTTAGCGTTAATAGTTACTTTTGTATAAGTGCCTACATTACTATTAACTGTTGCTAAAGTTGTTGAAATTGTTGCATTAGCTGTACCATCAAATGATGCTGTACCTGTTGCATCGCCTGACAAAGCAATGTTGCGAGCAGTTGCTAATGCTGTTGCTGTACCTGCGTTGCCTGATACTGAGCCAACAATAGTGTTGCTAAATGTTTTGTTGCCACCGATAGTTTGATCTGTTGAAACATCAACAAATGCGCCATTACCAGCAATAGGAATAATTGCTGTAGCTGAGCCACCTGCACCACCTGTGCCTGTTCCGTAATACAGAATATTAGTATCTTCATTAAACGCTAACTCAGCATTTTGTAATGAACTTGGAGCGCCAGAACCACCACCGGCTGCCCTTCTTTTAATGCGAATTGTATTTGCCATGATTTAACACCCCTAGTTAAAAGTTACCACCATCAGAAATTTCTGTCTGAGGTATATTTGTCCAATTGCCACTTAAAAACATAAGGGCATCATAATTGTTTGGGTTCCCATCTAAAACCACAGGATACCCGCCTATCTTGTCTGCACCGCTAGGCCCTTGAACCCCTCGGTTTATTTGAACAACTTGCCTTGCAACAGGCGTTACTTGAACATTAATAGTATTGCCACCTTGAATGTTGGCAGTAATATTATTGCTATCTTGTACCGTTACAGTTGTATTGCTTGGAACTGTTGAAACAGTCATTTTTGCCATGATTACACCTTAACAATGCCATCAGAACGAACTAAAAACAATAGAAAAATAATGTTATCTTCGGCAGGCTGGCTTCCCAATTGAGGGAAGCTAATTTTAATTCTGCCAGAAAAGCCAGCGCCATTTACTGATGAAATATCCATTTGAGTATCTGTATCAACTAGATCCCAAGAGCTGTCATCAATAATAAGAGTAAATGAGCCAGCGTCATCATCTCTATTTGTGATTGTTAAAGGAATTGGTGTAGGTGTAGGCGTGTAATTGCCAATATCAAAACTCAAGCCATATCGAGTATCTTGAACATTTGACAATTGTCTGCGAACAATTTGAGCATCAATTGTTGCGCCTGTTAAATTGACAGGACTTGTGCCATCTTCGGCAGTTAATGTAATATTCCAAAAAGTTTGTTGCTCGTAAACAAGTTCACCAGCAATAATTGGATTGTCGAAACCGCTAACTTGCGTCAGCGTATTTTTATTAAATACCGCCATGATAGCCCCTAATTCTCGGTTATAAAGCCCTAAGCACTCTCAGGGCAACGCTTCATGTATTGTATTGTATTTTTATGTATTTTAAACCATTTTTAAATATCAATATATTCTTTGAACAATTGTGTATTGTGATGTTGATCTTGGATTCCAAGGTAAAGAAAGAACTGTATTTGCACTAAAATTAAAATAAAAAGTTTGGGCATATTGAACAGGCGTAAAAATTACAGTTGGACTTGATAATCCACTTCTAACAACTGAGCCTGCTGTTGATGATTGCGTATCAATAGCTGTTATTTGATAAACACCTGCTGTATTAACATTGATACCATAAACTCTTGATAAACCATCAACCCAAGGCGTTAATGCTGTGCCATTATTAAAATCTACAGTCAAATTAACGCTATTGCTTCCTGGCCCTGCATTTTCACCGCCACCAGGATAATGAACAACAATAATATCAACACCTAAATTTAAAGTTGTCCATGTAGGAGTTCCAGTACCTTGGCTTGTTAAAACTTGTCCTGATGTGCCTGCATTTGTCCAAGTTGGCGAACCAGTTGTGCCACCTGTTAAAACTTTGCCTGCACCACCAGCTGATGAAAATGTAGTAGAGCCTGAGCCAGTTTGATATGGAATTGTATTAGCACTACCGCCACTTAAATTTGTTGCTGTTGTTGCACTTGGCGCTGTGCCAGTTAATCCAGTAGAAGCATTAAGTTGGCCTGATGAATTAACTTTATTAGCCAATTGAGAAAGATTAAACGCTGAAGTCATTAGACTGCCCCTGTCCTTGCAAATGTTTGTTGCACCAAGATATTTTCAATTGTATCAGGTGTATTAGTTAATGTATATGTGCCTGTGCCTGTTGTGTAATCTGTGCCTTGCTTTAATAAAACACCATTGTTATATAAATTAAATGACGAAGCGGTAAAACTAAATGCATAAATTGTTTGACCAACAACGGTATTTGTAACAATATTTACAGGGTTGCCATTTGGAATACCTAGATTATTTGGACTCCATTGAATTATTTGTAAATCGCCAGTGACAATTGACGGGAAATTTGTAATATCTTGTCCAACAATATCATAATCTTGATCATTAACAATTGTGCCATTTAAAAATAATAGTTCGTAACCGCTATTTAATGTAAATCCTGATGCGGTATATGAACTTGCGTTTGTTAAAGTTGCTGAATTTCTAGTAAACGATGCATATACGCCTGTTGTTGAATTAACAGATTTAACAGAAATAATAGTAATAATATCGCCAGCAGTTCTGCCTGTTGTAAATGTTACTGTGCCTGTTGATCCGCCTGTATCTGTATATTCGCTTGTATTTAACAATAATCCATTTTCAAGAACCAAACATTGTCCAGAAATATAACCAGCACTTCTTGTAACATTAAATACAGTTTGGCCTGCTGTTGCTGTAAATACTTGCTCTGTATAATAAAAAGAATCCGGCTCTTCAAATCCAACAACACGCCCATAAATATCAATTGTTAAATTTGCAACTGCTGAAGTCTTTTGATAAATTCCTTCGCCAAAGTTTAAAAATGGCGCCAATGAAGCAACAATTCTGCCATCAGGATTATTTGTAACTGCAATTTCACCAGTGCCAACTGTTGTTGTTCCTGTTTCAATTAATTGGCCTGTACGAATATCAAGATCAATATAATTAATCCCATTTGGTAATGCTGACCAAATTGAAGGATCAAACTTATTTGCTTCAGTTAAAACAAACGCTCCAGAACCGCCTGCGTATCCAGCAAAACCTGTTGCAAAACTAAATTTTCTACCTGTACGATTTGAGTATCCTAAAAATACATTTGTGCCAAAATTGGGATCAGCTAAATACCATGTGTAATCATTAGGATTTGTGCTTGCTGTAATTGTTGATGAGTTTTGCAAACCATAATAAGTTTTGCCTGTTGGACTTAAACTAAATCCAGCGCCAGAAATACTTGTGCCGTATGCAATATTTAAATATTTTTCTGTATATTGGAATGTGCTTGGTCGCCATTGGAATAATGTTGATGCAGGACTATATGGCGATGTTGCAAGACTATTTACCATTCTTGTAAAGAAATACCAATTTCCTGCCGGTATGTTTGCAAGACTTACTGTGCCCATTGAACTATTTGCCAAATAAGGCGAACCATCAGAATTAATAGCTGTTGTGCCAGCAAATATTAATTGAGATGGAGTAGGGCTACTATATGCAGAATACCAAACTTCAGCATATTGAATAATGCCTAAGCTACTTGCAGTTACTCCAACCAAAAATAAAGGATTTGCATTTGATGGATATTGATTTGCAATAATGGGCGCTGGTATAGTACCAAATATAGAAGGATCTGCAATTCCTGTATTAGGCGCAGGAGTAAATTCAGTTACATTTTTGTCATCATAAACAGCAGAATTAAACTCAGATAAAGTTAATTTAGCTGTAATGCTTCCGTCATCTGTAAATGTTTCAACAACTTTATTTATTCTAAATGGCTTTGCAACCCAACCATAATTTGCATTTGTTACAGTAACAATATCGCCAGCTTGCAATTGAATGCCAACATAATTAATATCAAATTGCAATTGCAAATCTTCACGACCAGCCTCTAAAAATCTATTAGCTAAATATTGTGCCCTTACACTATTATTAACAAATGGCAAAGCAATCGACATTTTATTAACAGGCTCATTAGGGTAAAGCAATGAAGGATCTATTTCTGCAAGATCAAAAGTTGCACTATTAAAAGCATCTTGATTTGAGTTATCAGGGAATTTACATTCAATAATGTTATAAGAGCTTGCTAAATCTAATGGCGTTACTTGAATCGATGAAATAATATTACTGTCATTTAAATCCATTGCAACGGTGTAAGTAGGTTTTTGAACAATTACACCCCATTGAGCAGTAATTTCATTATATGTAAGCAATGAATCACAACAAGAAATCATATCTTGCAAATTTGCCATGCAAGTTCTAGTTGTATCAATTACGCCATCAAATTTAAATCTTGCTTGAGATGATGTGCCACCATCGTATGTTGTATATGTAATCAATTCATTACTATAATTATTTAAATCATCCAAAGATGCAGAATTTACTTGATCAACAGGAATTGAACATCCATATACAGTATTAGTCAAATAATCATATAAACAATCGCCAGTATTTGATCTTGAATTAATTACATTAAATTTTGTTTGCTGTAGGCCAGTTACTCCTGCTTCAGCATTATATGTAAGATGAATAATTGCAAAAGCACAATTAGTTTTCATCCCATTTATAGATTAATTCGCCAGCACTCATAATTGTAATGGCTGTTGAAGAAGTGTTTACAGGATTGTTTGATCCATTTCTATATAAATAAATATTTATTTTGCCAGATACATTTTTATCTTCAGATCCATTTGATTCATCTATCAAATAATCAACTGTATATCCATTTTCTTTAAATACTACTTTTTTACCGCCATAATATATATCGCCAAATGATATTGTGTCTAATCCATTACCTGTTACTTCTGATAAAGCCAACACAAAATACATATCTTGATTGTCATAGCTAATACTTAAATCTGTAATTGTGCCACCTAGCCATGCAGAGCCATAAACAACTGGCAATTTATTATCTGTCGCAGGCGCAATTTGTTGGCGATTACCAGGATTAGGACTATCACCAGATAAATCATAAGAAGGCGGACTAAAAAATGCTTTGCTAATAATTGCAGAGGCAACCATGTTTACCGCAAAAGCGGCCACAGCGTACCAGCCAATAACTTCTGTAGTGGCTATTGAAAATGCATAAGCAACTGCTTGAACGCCCATATTTTGTCCTAAATCATTTTAATAAATACTTTTTCTGTAAATGCATAATTTA